TATGGAGTTATTCCGTAACTCACACGGGGTAATGATTACCGCATTGCACACAAGTTGATAGAGGTCTATCAACATTGTGTGCTAACGCTAATCACTACAGGGCGTAACGCTCTACCCATTGCTCAATGCTGTCGGCGTGAGCCGCATTGACGCAAGTAACGCAAACGCATTTACCTTGCCTCTGCAATTCTTCTTTCATGTATTCGGTGTCATCACTTACTGGATATTCTGTATTTGTATTCATGTCTATCTCTCTTTCTATTGTGTTTGGATTATTGTGCCGAACTCAAGTTCTTGCATGTATCACGCATGTATCTTGGGTTAGGTATCTGCGAATTATTGGCGCACCAATAAGCGTATTTGATTACTATCACTAGGTAATCTTCTGTGGATATCCATTGCATAGCCTGTGTCTCCTTGTGTGTTGGATACTGTCTTGTGACAGTGCCTCTCACTAGTAAGCGTGTGTCCAATATTCCTAAATACGGTTCGGGGGCAAATGCCTGTATTTACTGGTGTTTACGCACACAAGACGAGGGGGGGAGGGGGTGGGGGGGTGGCGCCCCATGCACAATATGGATGGCATCAAGCCGTAGCCGTACAACTCATTTTTCAAAAGGGGGGTACCCATAGACAAATAGGGTACCTTTTGTATATACTACAAGGCTTTTAACCATTTTTTAACTACGTGCTTGTTTGCTTGCCCTTTGTGCTGTCTTTGTGTTCGCCACAAATTGCTTACCCCGCTTGGATGCCTCTATCTTTTTCTTATTAGTGGCTGCCTTTTCGGCAGCAGAAAGATTAGCCCATGCTCGTTCTGGCAAGTAGCGTGTTGTCTTGTCTTTGCGTATTGCTTCTTTGCCATCCGAGGTCGTCCATTTTTCTTTAGTCCACTTGGTCAGATTTGACTGGGCAACCGTCTTAGCCCCGGAATAACCTCCGCCAGCCTTCTTGTATTTTTGGGCTACAAGTTGGGCTTTACGAGCAGACCATTGTCCAGGCCTGCCGCCCTGACTTGATGCCATGACTTGGTTCTTAATTTTGTTGCGTAGTGATGGGTTTGTGTACGCCACTAGCAGTTCCATTTCTTGAGTGCAAGAGCCTTGCGAGTTGGTCTACCCTTTTCATCCTTCATTGGCCCTGGCATGCCACTCATACGTGCGCAAAAGTTCTTTCTGCGGTTGGCTGCTTTAGAACCAGGCTTTAGTTTGGATGGCTTTGTTGTGACAGCCATCTGCAGTTTCGAACCAGGGTTCTCCTTGCGGTAAGAGGCAATACCCTTTTTGTTCAAGCCCCCTTTGGGGTCTTTCCCTTCCTTGCGCTGCCATGCAGCAGTTTTCTTTTTGGTTGCCATTACTACTCCCTGAACTTGTGTCCGTAGCCTACGACCGTGGGCTGCTTCCGAGGGAAGCCGCACCACGGTTACATGTGCTCTTTCCCCCCCTATAGTCCCCCCCATGCGTTACATAACTTTGTGCGTTCACATAACCACTCACAGTGGTGTAACGAAACGGCTTTATTGTATGAAACCACGAAGAGCAGAACCACTCCCAAACCCTAAACGAGATGGGAAATCAGGGGCAAAAATTTCAATTGATTTGCCTAAGCGACCAGTTGGTCCGCCTAAGAACAAAAAACCAAAAATCAAACCATACGGTCAATGAAACAAAACGAAGAGTTAACGCTCACAGCACAGCAACAACAGTATTTGGATTGGCTCTGTACGGCCCCTAGTGAACGCCAACCACCGTCCAAAGCAAAGATGGCAGAGTTCTTAAATGTTGACCCAAAGACCCTCCGACGCTGGGAAAAGAAAGAAGTATTCCTCAACCAGTGGAAGGCGGCGGTGGACGAAGTTCAGGGGTCGCCAGAGCGCACTCAGAGGCTTTTAGACACGCTGTACTCCAAAGCCCTTGACGGTGACACCAAGTCTGCACAGTTGTACCTTCAGGCTACGAACCGTATGGTTCCGCCTTCGGTAACGATTAGTTCTAATAAGAAAGCAACAGAACTTACTGATGCTGAGTTGGACTCTTTGATTGCTGCGATGGCGGAGCGTGAGAAGGCTAGTCGTTCACAGTTGAAGGTAGTCGTTTGATTTTGGAAGAATGCACCACCTGTGGCGAGGAGTACCCTCCAAGGTTGACCAACTGGGTTTGTCCAACGTGCGGTATCGATTACGGCATTAAGGTTTACGATTTGAAATGGGAGGACGATGACAACAACTAACGATGCGATGTTTGAGGCTCTTTCTGTTGCATACCCAGATTCAGGTCAGACTCTCGGTGACTTGTTGTACGCTTTTTGGTCTGAAAAGGGTCTTGAGTATCGTGGGACTTTGGAGTATCAGTTTTATGTTGACGAGGGTGCTACGGGCACAACCTTGGGCGACTTGGCCAATAGTTACTTTGTGGACATCTTTCCAATTCAGTTTGACATTGAAAACTTTGATTACGATGACTTTGACGAGTGGTTAGAACTACAGGTATTTAACCGTTACGATACGGTTGAGCAAGATATATTTAGTATTTAGGTAACGACTTAGGAGAACATATATGGCAACTTTTAGCAAATCAATCCTCAGCGGTTCAACCGATGGCAAGCAAATCAAGGTCGCTGCAACAGCGACTGCAGGTACGCTCATCCACACTGGTTCAACCACACCTGCAACCCTTCATGAAGTTTGGATTTACGCTGTAAACTCTGACACAACTGACAGGAAGTTGACAATTGAGTGGGGTGGCGTTGCTTCTCCAGATGACCTTATTGAATACACGGTAAAAGCAGAAAACGGTTTATACCTAATTATCCCAGGTCTTATCTTGAAGGGTAACGCTACAGCATTAGTTGTTCGTGCATTCGCTGCTACCGCTAACGTTATTTCCATCAGCGGGTACGTCAACGTAATTGCATAAGGGGTACTAAGTGCCTACTTTTTCTCGGAACACTAGTGGTGGTACATCGATTAGCGGTGGTGCTTTGGCACCACGCAGTCGCCGTGGAAACACCTTGCAGGCTGATGGCTATTGGCGTGGCGGTGGTGCATTACCTATTGTTTTCCAATATTTAGTTATTGGTGGCGGCAACGGAGGCAGCGATAGTGGCGGCGGTAACGCTGGTGGTTACCGAACCAATGTTACTGGTGCAACAAACGGATATGGTGCTTCCTTAGAAGCACCTTTGGAACTTGGTGCAGGAACATACACTGTGATTGTTGGTGCTGGAGGCGGTGCTGCAAACGGTGCTGGTGGAACAAGCACATTTGCAACCATCACTACTGCTGCATCGGGTGGTCTTGGCGGTACTGGTGCTGGTGGTGCGGGAAACGGTGGTGCTGGATTAAGTAACGATATTACTGGTACAGCAGTCATGCGTGGTGGCGGTGGTTCAGCAGGTGGAGACTACACTAACGGTAACGCAGGTATTGACGGCGGTGGTGGTGGTGCCATCTATATCAACGACTATTATGGTTACGGTTATGCAAGAAGTACTCCAGCAGCAAACAAAGGCGGCGGTGGCGGTGGTGGATACTTCGGCAACTATGGTCAGGCTGGTGGTTCTGGCGTTGTTATTGTTCGTTATTTAACGGCTGCTGCCTCTAGTGCTGGATATACAATTACTGGTGGAACAAAAACTGTTGGACCAAGTGGTGCCACAACATACACTGTTCACGAGTTTACAAGCACAGGTACTACTAGTTTGGTGGTTGCGTAATGGCTCATTTTGCTCAAATAGATGAAAACAATATTGTTGTTCAAGTTATTGTGGTTGCTGATGAACACGAAACAAATGGTTCGGAATGGTGTCATAACCTGTTGGGTGGAACTTGGATTCAAACGAGTTACAACAACAACATTCGCAAGAATTATGCAGCAATAGGTTGCGCATACGACCCTGTTCGTGATGAGTTTGTTACATCACAACCACACGCATCATGGTCACTGGACAGTAACAACGATTGGCAAGCACCAACACCTAAACCTGAAGGTGATTATCGCTGGGATGAAAGCACATTGTCTTGGGTAGAGTTTCCTCCACCTCCTCCCGTTGGCTGATATTCCTACCCAGCGTTGTCCTCGCCTTATTTAGCACAGTCTCTAATGCTGAAGCAGATGTTCTAGGTAACTGGACCTACAGCCAATCTGCAGCCTGTGGAGGCTCAGTTGAAGTTGTGGACAATGTTATTACGCTGCATGGCCCAGACCAGAACGGCTGCTCTGGCGCAGCACATTGGGTCAAAATAGAAACAACTATCCCTGCAGATGTAAACACGGTTGACTTTAGTTGGTCGTATCAAACAACCGATGGCTGGGTCTACGACCCGCCACAATACGGAATCAACGGCGTTTATACGTTGATTACACAACAAAACAATGCATCAGGAACTAAGTCTGTGTCTGTAAATGAGGGTGACGTTTTTACATTCCGTCAATACTCAATAGATACTTGT